AACTTCTTCGGGAGGAACTGCCCCTACTATTTCCACTTCAATGTCTACTAATAAATTAATTGGTAGATCAACAGCTGGAACAGGTGTAATGGAAGAAATTACCGTTGGAACAGGACTTACTTTATCAGCAGGCACCTTATCAGCTACAACTGTAGGAGGTACTATTCCACATGCTACAGCAAGTGGAACCGATACTTATACGGCTACTGTCACAGGAGTGTCTTCTTATGCAGATGGTGATGCTTATTTAATTCGATTTACAAATGGTAATACTACAGGATGTACATTAAATATAAATGCACTCGGAGCTATACCTTTATATAGAAATAATGATGGTGCTTTAATTGGTGGAGATATATGGGCAGATGCAGAAATGCTTTGTGTATATAATTCTACTTCAAATGTATTTCAATGTATTGGTACTTCCTCTAATAGTTTATTCTCTTATATCACTAATGCTGATACCGTTCCTATAACTAAAGGTCAACCTGTTTATGCTTTTGGAGGTACAGGAGATAGACTAACTGTAAAGAGAGCATTTAATACTTCTGATGCAGGTTCAGCAAGAACAATTGGTGTTGTATTATCTTCTTCAATTGGAGTTAATCAAAAAGGTATTATAATTATTGAGGGTCTTTTAGATGGACTTAATATTCTTACTACGGCGACTTGGTCAGATGGAGATACGGTATATTTAGGTACTACGGCAGGTAGTATTACAAATGTTAAGCAATATGCTCCTAATCATTTAGTTTATTTAGGAACAGTAACAACAGCAAGTAATGGCTCATCAGGAAGATGGTACGTTAAAGTTCAGAATGGTTATGAATTAGACGAATTACACAATGTACAAGCACAAAGTCCAAGTTTAAAAGACACCCTATGGTATGATAATACTGTTTCTCCGGCACAATGGAAAACAGCATCTATATCTACAATACTTGGATATACTCCTGTAACAAATGCAAGAACAATATCAACCACATCTCCACTTCAAGGTGGAGGTGATTTAACCGCAGATAGAACATTATCAATACTGCAATCAAGTGCAATACAAAATGGATATTTAAGTTCAACTGATTGGAGTACTTTTAATAGTAAATTTACATTACCGTCTTTAACAAGTGGTTCTGTATTATTTTCAAATGGCACAACAATAGCTCAAGACAATGCTAATTTATTTTGGGATGATACAAATAACAGATTAGGAATTGGAACTTCAACACCTGCTTATAAATTAAATTTATATGAAAGTACAAATTTATATAATATAGGCACAAATGCGGCATTTGCAGCAAATAATAGTTATTTTATAGGTCACGGATTAGATGCTGCATCACCCGCAAATATTACATCTAAAATAGGTTTTATTTCAGATGCAAGTGTTGGTCAATTTTCTGATGCAATAGCTTTTTATACAACACCTACTACTTTTTCTCCTGTAAATTCCGATGCAAGTACGGAAAGAATGAGGATTACAAATAGTGGTAATGTTGGTATTGGTACAACTACTCCTACAACGGCTTTAGACGTTAATGGGGTAATCACAGCAACAGGTGGTAATTCAACTTCTTGGAATGCAAAACAAGATGCAATAACATTAACAACAACAGGAACAAGTGGTCCTGCTACATTAGTTGGAAGCACGTTAAATATACCAGAATACGCAGGAGGCGGCTCAACACCTATAGATATTCAATTATTTACATCAAGCGGGGTATGGACAAAACCCGCTGGAGCAACTTTAATAGAAATATATTTAGTATCAGGGGGCGGTGGCGGTGGCTCAGGTAGGAGAGGTGCAACATTAACAGCTAGATATGGCGGTGGCGGTGGAGCTTCTGGTGCAATGGCAGCAGTAAAACTCCAGGCTTCCGCTTTAGGAACAACAGAAAATATATGGCTAGGAGTAGGCGGGAATGGAGGTGCGGCTATAACAGTTAATGATACAAATGGTAACCCTGGAACAGCAGGATCGGGAAGTCTTTTTGGAGGAACTGGCACTGTTGCTACATCCCTTATAAGCACAGGGACTGGAGTAGCAGCTGTTGGAGGCACTGCGGTTTCACAATCAAGCGCAAGTTTTAGTCAATCATTTTATTTTAGCGGAATTTTACCAGCAAACACTTATACTTCTGCAAGTAATCCTCCTGGCACGCTCGCCCCTACTACGCCTGGCTTACAAATGAGAGCTTTAACTTACGGTGGAATGGGTGGAGGTTTAAGTGCAGCAAACGTAGCCTCAGGTGGACAAGCAGTAAATATAACAGCTGGTAATAGTACTAAAATTTTATATTCAGTTGCTGCATCAGCAAATGGAGTTTTATATACATCAACTTCTATAGGTAATTTATTTATGAGTACCAGCGGAGGAGGTGGTAGAGCTAGCGATGATAATGGAGCCACTCCTGCTGCAGCTGGAGGGATTGGTGGATTTGGATCAGGTGGTGGCGGCGGTGGAGCATCTTCTAATGGCTTTAATTCAGGAGCAGGCGGAAAAGGTGGTGACGGGTTTTGTATGGTAATAACATATTTCTAATAAATTGAAAAATGAATAAAAGATACGCTATTATTGAAAATGGAATTGTGGTTAATATTGTGGCCGCAGCAAGTGATCCTTCAAGTATGACAGATTTGTTATGCGTTGAAGTAGATGATACAATACAACCTGAATATATGTATGACGGTACAACATTTATAGAAAACACAAATATAGAAACAGATGAGCAAGGAACAGATTGATATATTATTAAATAAATGGATCAGTAGAAAACTATCTGTTTTTATAGTAGCATGCGCAGGATTATTCTCAGGATATTTAACATCATCTGATTGGGTTATTATATCTACAGCGTACATAGGTATTCAAGGATTTACGGACATTGTTAATAAACTAAAGAGATAATGGATCAATGTAGCCTACGCGTTTATTCTTTAAATGCTTTAACCCTTATAATGAGTCTTACAAATTTGGAAGATACACTAAAAATATTATTATTGTTAATATCAATAATATATACCTCAATGAAAATATACGATTGGTTAATTATAAAAATAAAAGGAAAAAATGCAGATAACAATAAAGAGACTTTACAAGACTGAAACATCAACAATAGGTGAATTACTAATTGATGGTGTATTTGAATGTTTTACATTAGAGGATGCTGAAAGACCGGTAAAAATTAAAAACGAAACAGCAATTCCTAAAGGAACTTATAGAGTAATAATTAATCAATCTAATAGATTTAAAAGATTATTACCTTTATTATTAAATGTGCCAAATTTTGAAGGTGTGCGCATACATAGTGGTAATTCAAATCATGATACCGAAGGATGTATACTTGTTGGACAAACAAGACATAAAAACTATATAGGGCAATCAAGAAAAGCATTTGATAAATTATTTAAAAAAATGCAAGCCGCTAAAGAAATAACACTAACTATATTATCATAATGAAAAAATTTATATTATTATTTTTAATTATATTAACTTCATGCGCAAGTAGAAATGTGCAAATTGATAAATTAAATATAAAAAAAGACAGCACTGCAACAACAGAAGTTAAAGTTATTACTGTGGAAGCAAAACAAAAAACAGATTCTACAAATATAGTTACTACCACAGACAGTAATGAAATAACAATTACGCCAATTGATACATGTAAAGAAATTATAGTAGAAGGCAAAGTTTATAAAAATGTTGTTTTAAAGATTAAAAAAAATAAAACTAATACTTTATATACAAATAATAAAAAAGAGTCAGAAACAAAGCGTATTGACTCCGCAGCAACATCTAAAGTAATAAAAAAAGAAGTTGTTGATAGCAAATTAAAAACTATTGATAAAAAAGCAAATTATTGCTGGATTATTTGGTTACTTTTATTAATATTAATTTTATATTTATTATGGCGAAACAGACTGCGGTTGTTAAGCGTGTTGTAAAAAACATATCTAGACCAGGCATTCATGCTAAATCTAAAACATCAAAGTTGAAAGCTTCTAAGTTGTATAAAAAAGCATATAGAGGCCAAGGAAAGTAAAAATGCAAAAAAGCAGGTGATATATAAGATATATCAATTTAATTAAATAAAATTATGTCAGACGCAATCGTTAAAAACTTAAGTTTCGGAAAAGAGGCAAGTGATAAGGTATTTGCCGGTATTGAAAAACTGTCTAAAGCGGTTAGTTCAACGTTAGGAGCAAGTGGTAAATGTGTATTATTAGAAGATAATACAGGTAGACCGGTTATTACAAAAGACGGTGTTTCAGTAGCGGATTCTATTATTCTTTTAGATCCTGTTGAAAATATGGGAGCTACATTATTAAAAGAAGCGGCCAGAAAAACAGTAAGAGAAGCAGGGGACGGAACAACCACTGCTACAGTATTAGCGCATGCAATTTTAAAAAACGCTTACGCTGTAGAAAACCCTAATGCAAGAAAAATAAAGGAAGGTATTAATAAAGCAGTAGATAATGTTGTAGAATACCTTGAGAAAGTGGCAATAGATGTTGATGATGAAATGTTAAATCAAATTGCTACTATATCAACTAATAATGATCCTGAATTAGGTAAATTAGTTGGTGATGCTTTTAGATCCGTAGGTAATACTGGGATTGTAATGATGGAAACATCTGCAGAACCAGAATGTAGTTTACAAATAGTAGAAGGTGTACAATGTTCAATGGGATTAAAAAACTCTCATTTTATAACAAACCAAAAAAATAAAACGGCAGAATTAGATAATCCTTTAGTGTTATTAGTTGAATCGCCGGTTGAAAACATAAGACAAATACAATCAGTATTAGAATATGTTATAAAAAATAATAAGTCTTTATTGATAATTGCTGATATGGATCAAATTCCTTTGGCTGCATTAGCAATGAATAAATCAAAAGGAAATATAAAAGTTAATGTTATTGATGCGCCGGTATTTGGTGTTAACAGAAAAGAAATTTTTGATGATTTAGCATTATTAACTGGAGCAACGTTAATAAATGAAGATCTTGGAGATGATTTAGATTTAATACGTCCCGAAATGTTGGGTAGTTGTATTAAGAGCGTTACTAACCATGAAGAAACAATCCTTCAAGTGGGAGAACCATCAGAAGAGATATTAGAGATTATAAATGATATTAAAAAATCATTATTAGAGAATAATACACCTGCTCAAGTAATTAAATTAGAAAAAAGATTAGCAAGACTTACGGCTAAAATTGCTGTTGTAAAAGTTGGTGCTAATTCTGAAATAGAATTAAAAGAAAAAGCAGATAGAATAGAAGACGCAATATGCGCAACTAAAGCAGCAATTAAAGAAGGTATTGTACCTGGAGGCGGAATTGCTTTATTAAATGCTTCTCATAATATGGATTGTTTTTCTATTGGTGAAGAAATATTACTAGAGTCTATTAAAGCGCCTTTCCATACTATATTAGATAATGCAGGTATTGAATACGCCCCTTTAGATGCTGTATTAAAAACAGGTTTTGGTTTAAATGTTATAACGGGTGAAACTGTTGACATGATTAAAGCCGGTATTATTGATCCTTTGTTGGTTACTAAATCAGCGTTAAGAAATGCGGCATCAGTAGCTACTACAATATTGTCAACTGATTGTGTAATCAATAATTTGAGAGTACAATGAGAGCAGTAGGTAGAAATTTAATTATACAAAAAGTAAAAGAGGGTACTACTAAAACAAAAGGTGGATTACTATTAGCCGAAAATCAAAGAGAAGATATTAGGTATATTGAAGCACAAGTAAAATCTATCGGTGAAGAAGTAGTAGGTGTTAAAGAAGGTGATGTAATATTTTATGATCGTCATGCGGGACATAAAATTGAATTAGGTAAAGAAATATACCATATTATAAAGCTTAATGATATAGTTGTTGTTTTATGAGTCGTTTAGAAGCCTCAGATATTAAAGATCTTGGTTTATTAAAACATTATAGGATAATACGTAGATGGGCTTGTAAAAATAATAATTTAACCGATGCAGATCTAGAGTTACTTATTTACTTTGACTGTATGGAATTTTTTACAAAACAAGATTATAAAATAGGTACATACGCATATAGTTGGGATAATAAACGCTGGAACAATTTATTAAAAGAAGGTTGGATAGTGGTTTGGAGAAATAGAAACCATACAACTCAAAAATACAATATATATAAAGTTTCCTTTAAGTGTAAACAACTAATAAATAAAATGTACCGTATAATGCTTGGAAAAGACGATATACCTACAAGCCATAGAAATACTATAATGAAAGGAAAAACATATATGGATACTGTTGCAATAACTGCAATACAAAATGTAAATAACGATAAAACAAGAAATAGTTATGATGAATAACGGAATATACAATCAGGTTGATCCTTCGATTGTTGGCGCAATGCCAATGCAAGACGCTATTAAACCAAATCAGATGGTTCAAAATGAAATTAACCCAAAAGCATTTAGTAATCCAACTGCAATTCAAGGAATGTATGGTACTGCAAATCCAGGAACATTCACAAGAACTGTTGGGCCATTAGCGCCACCTGTGGATCCTAGTGCAATAGTACCAACCCCAAATTTTAACAATATTTAGTTATGAATGTAAACGCAATAAAACACCCTAGATTCCCTTTAGATAAAGAGGGTCAAATAGGAGGACTAGGAGCAGACGCTGTATGGGCTGGTCCATGGGATTCAACCGGATACCCTAAAGGAAAAGGATCTAGTTCTGGTAAAAATGGAATCAAACTTAGATTTGATGATCCAATTTATAAACCAGGTCCAATTACAATGAAAGCAAAAGGAAAATATTAATAAACAACAAATAATAAATAACAAACAAAACAAATAAAACAATGGTAAAATTTATCTCAATCCCGAACACATTAAGTGCTACTGCTCCGTTTCTTTTTAATGTAGCAAATATTTTAGGTGTATTATACGCTACTGCAACTACTTTTATAGTATACGCAGATGGGAAAACCTACACATTTACAGTTACAGGTGGTACTGCTACTCTTACTGCTGCAGTAGTTAATGCTGTTAATAAAGCAATTTTAAGTCCAGCTGGTCCTACAGTTGTTGACGTGGCAATGCCTGCTGGGGCTACAATCGCGGCTTTACCTGCTGTAGCATAATAATAATTCTAATTCCCCTATAGATTAATTTTTATAGGGGATTTAATTAAACAAAAAAAATATGGCAATTAAAAAAGTTACTGAAAAGAAAACAGGGGAAAAATATGCTTCTAAAGCAGCTATGATGAAACATGAAAAGAAAGAATCAAAAGCTGAACAAATGAAAGAGTACGGAAAAGTTAAAAGAACTCCTACTAAGACAAAAAAATAATAGTATGGCATTTATAATGAAGGGTGCACCATATAATATGGACAATACTCCAATCTATAGTACAGACATGGATGGAAATGTATTAGGTATGGCGCAAAACAATGGAGCAATCCTAATTAACAAAAATGTGTCCCCTTTAGAATTAGAAAAAAATAAAACTATATCTCATGAAAAAGTTCATATAAATCAAATGAAACGAGGAGATTTGGACTATACGGATATTCATGTTATATGGAAAGGAAAGAAATATCCTAGAGCAACTATGGACGAGGGTAATAAAAAACTACCTTGGGAAATGGAAGCTTATAAAAAGCAATAAATACGCGTAATAATAATATTATATAAATCTAATATTATTTAATTATGAAAAAAGTATTTTTAATTATCGCAATTGCATTATTCAGTTTAAACACTTTTGCTCAACAAAAAATTAATGTTGACGATTTAGTTGGTTATTGGAAACCTAATAAAGAATCTTCGCAGTTATTTTTTTGGAAAGATATTGATGGTAATTTACAAGTTCAAGAAATTTGTGGATCAACTGGGGAGCCAATTGATTTAATAAGATTAAAGATTAACGAAAATAATCTAATAATTGATACTATTTTTAAACCAAATCAATGGATTATTAGAAGTATTTTCATTATGACAAATGCAAATGAATTAACTTGCTCTATTACTGGAGATGCTGAAGATATAATACATTACATTAAGATTAAATAATAAAACAATAACCAACAATTAAAAAAAACAAAATGGCATATACTCAAAAACCGGGGGCCCCAATGAAGCAAAAAACTGGGCATGGAATTCCTAGTGTATTCTTACAAGAGAAAAAACCAAATTATCAAGCAGCAAATATAGAAGAATCCGAAAAAGGAACTGGAGCTTCTTTCCATGCAACTAGAATACTGCAAGATTATCCGGAGCAACAAAAACATTTAATTAAAAATGTTGAAAAAAATCCTGCCACAGGTAAAATTACAAGTTATGAAACAAAAATCAATGCTAAAAAAGCTGTGGAACAACTACAGGTTGCTAAAGATAGTATGGCTGCCTTAAGCGGAATTAAAGATCCAAAGCTTAGAGAAAAAGCAGGAAGAGATTTTTCGTTTAATTTTTCGCCAAATAATCCATATGGTAGAAAAACAATTGAAAGACAAGGTGGAGAATATCAAGGGCCTGGGGGAGAATCAGGTAAGCAAGAAGAAAAGCAAAAAGTATTAACTAATCTTAGGGCTGGTGCAATCACTGGAAAAAGTGTAACTAGACAAGATGAACCGCAATCAGTATTTGGAATAGCGGCTGTACCTAAAGCTTTGGAGCAATTTAATAAAGTTACAGGTGTTAAAACTACAACACCTAAAGGCAAAAAAGGTGGCCCTATGCAAATGAGACCTAAAGCTTCTGCTGCAAAAATGAAAAAATGCTAAATGAAAAATCTATCAACAACAGGTTATAAAAGAAATAGTCCTGATAAAGATAGACCTTATAATGTAATACCTAGCGGGGAAATCACAATGAAAAACGTAGGTTTCCCCGTTTTAGGTATTGATAATGAAGGTAATTCTAAATTAATGGAGCCAGGTAAAGATTATTCTTTCCCAGGTGATATTGTATTAGAATTTAAACTTAATACAAAAAATAAAAAAAAGATATATAACAGAATATTTAAAAAATAAATTATGGGACAATACGGAAACCAACCAGATTTTGGAACAAAAGCACAAAAAGTTATACCATCTGGTAACCCGCTAAGCGCGCCAAATCAATTAAAAAATTTAGGCTCTTCAGCATTATATATTGGTACTGGAGGTACATTAGTATGTAAAGTAGTTGGAGGAGATGCTGATAATGGAACATCTGTTGGATCAATTTGTACAGTTTTTAAAAATATTCCAAATGGTACTTTTTTTCCAGTTATTGTAAGTAATGTTTATACAACCGATAATGGTACTGAAACAACAACCTGTTCGGATATAGTAGCCTTATTGTAATGGGATTTGGGAATGGAATAAGTATAGGTTGGCCTAATGCAAGTTATCAGTCTGGCGGACCAATACCATTTAGCGCAGAAATACCGGCAGATCCTATGTTTGATATACCAACTGGGCAGAATTATACTATAGAGTTTTATGCTGGGTATATAACTCCAAAAGCAACTAGTGATCCGCATGTGTTTTTTTCATTTGGAGCAGATATACAGGGAGAGCATGCTGCCTTTTTAACTAGAAATGGTGCAAATTGGGAATTTTTGTATTCTACAAACAGCTACCTTATATTTGTTTGGGATGTTTCAACTGCAATAAATACTAATTTTTGGAATTATTTTGTTATAGAACGTAAAGGAAATAATGTTTATTTGGGAGTAAATGGAACATGGGTTACTTCAACGCCTGTATCCTCTCCATCGCCAGCAATACCAACTGGCGGTAATCAAATGAATATAGGGTCTAATGGCCAGGAATTCATATTAAATGGGATGATGAATAATTTTAGATGGAGCACGACTGATGTATATGACGTCTTTTCACCATTTTTTCCTCCTCAAATGAATCTTATGGCTTCTCCAACTACTATTATGCTTACTATGCAGGGAGGTAATTTGGCTTCGTCATTAATTGATCAAAGTGGTAATGGTAATGATATAATAGCGGGTACAAATGTTAGTTACGTTAATACGCAACCTTATGCTGGCATGTCAGGTAGCCTATTATTTCAACTTTAAAAACAATAAAAAATAATATTAATAATTAAATCAAATAAAATGGAAGTAGTAAAACAAATTACAAAAGAACAATTAGAAAAAATTGTAAATCAACAAAAAGATCTTCAAGCATTATTAACCAACATTGGTGTATTAGAATCGCAAAAGCATGGATTTTTACATCAAATTGCAGATGTTAATAGAGAGATTGAAGATTTTAAAAACGTTCTTCAAGAAGAGTATGGGCCAATTAATATTAATTTGGAAGATGGAACTTATACTTTGTTAGAAGAGAATACTGAAAAAGAAGAATAATGAATTCGGTAATTCGCAAAATAAGCATTGGAATTGATTATAAAAATGAAGCAATGCACTATTCAATTGGGCAGCAAGTTTATGGAGGTCATGAAATTGCATGTATAATAATGGATGAAAAAGATGCTTCTTATAATGTTTATATAAAAAAAGGGGATGAGGTAATGCCGTGGAAAAAATTTAATCATAACATGGCTATCTCCGTAGAATATGATTTAGAATACTAATGAAAAGTGTATTTGACTTTATTGTAAAGCCTGTTGGAGACAGATACAATAACAAAGTTAAAGTAGATGGAAAAGAGCTAATACTAAATACCAAAATAGAAAGTTTTAAATCTGTGAATAAATTAGCGGAGGTGGTTTCTACCCCACTAGCTTATTCAACAAATATTAAAAAAGGCGATCTAGTAATAATTCATCATAATGTATTTAGAAGATTCTACGATATTAGAGGTAACCAAAAAAATAGTCGTTCATGGTTTATGGATGATTTATATTTTTGTGGGTTGGATCAAATCTACTTATACAAAAGTAAAGATAAATGGGAAACATTTGGAGACAGATGTTTTATTAAACCATTAAAAAATATAGACCATTTAAAGCTCGATAAAGAGCAAAACCTTATTGGTATATTAAAATATGGAAATGAGTCTTTAAACAAGCTTAAAATCAATCCAGGAGACCTAGTTGGATATACCCCAAATGGTGAATGGGAATTTATAATTGATGGCGAGCGATTGTATTGTATGAAATCTAATGATATTGTAATTAAATATGAATATAAAGGAAACGAAGCAGAATATAATCCAAGCTGGGCACAAAGCAGTATTGGAGCTAATTAAAGTAGCTGAAGAAGCAATATTAGACAATGGCGATGATGATTTAGCTGCTGATAAATTAAAAAATGCAGCGGCAACAAAAAAATTAGCCATATTTGATGCGTTTGAAATACTTACTCGAATAGATCTAGAAGAAAAAATGTTAAATGATGAAGCAGACGCATTAGAGCGTACTCAAAAAGTATTTAAAGGGTTTGCAGAAGGGAGATCTAAATAATGTACGAGCAAGAATTATTTAAAGTAATTACAAATCATATAAAACCGTCTGTAATTAAACAGCAAAATCGTTATAACAAATGGAAATATGGTTATAATAAAGAACACGATGTTGTTGTTATAAGCAAGACCGGCAAAATTGGTGAAATATACGAAATACAAAATCTAAAAATTGCTTTACCTTTAGTTGACGAAGTATATTCAAAATCAAATAAGAAAGAAGAGCAATATTGGGAAAAAATAGAATACCCAAAAGAATTAGAAAAAATAAAAAATGTATTTGATTGGAATAAATATCCAGAGCATTTTAAAGAACGTTGGTATGATTATGTAGATAACGAATTTAAAAGAAGAGAGGAAGGTATGTTTTTTAGCAATAATGGTATACCAACCTATATAACTGGATCGCATTATATGTATTTGCAATGGAGCAAGATAGATGTAGGAGCACCAGATTTTAGAGAATCAAATAGATTATTTTTTATATTTTGGGAAGCTTGTAAAGCAGATAATAGATGTTATGGAATGTGTTATTTAAAAAATAGACGTTCTGGATTTTCATTTATGTCATCGGCTGAATTAGTTAATCAAGCAACAATATCAAGCGACTCAAGATTTGGTATATTATCTAAAGCGGGGGCAGATGCTAAAACAATGTTCACCGATAAAGTTGTACCAATATCAATTAATTATCCATTCTTTTTTAAACCTATCCAAGATGGTATGGATAGACCTAAAACAGAATTAGCATATAGAGTACCTGCATCTAAGTTTACTAGAAGAAAATTAGATAATAATGATGTTCCAGAAGAACTTGAAGGATTAGATACAACAATTGACTGGAAAAATACAGGTGATAACTCATATGACGGGGAAAAATTAAAGCTTTTAGTGCATGATGAGAGTGGTAAATGGCTTAGACCAGACAATATATTAAACAACTGGCGTGTTACAAAAACATGTTTACGATTAGGTAGTCGTATTATTGGTAAGTGCATGATGGGTTCAACATCAAACGCTTTAGATAAAGGTGGCGATAATTTTAAAAAACTTTATTACGATTCAGATGTTACGAAAAGAAACCGCAATGGACAGACTAGCTCAGGATTATATAGTTTGTTCATACCTATGGAATGGTCCTACGAGGGATTCATTGATACTTATGGCTTACCTGTCTTCAACACTCCAAAAAAACCAATCAAAGGGGTTGATGGGAACGAAATAGAATATGGAGTTATTGAACATTGGCAAAATGAAGTTGATGGTTTAAAAAATGACCAAGACAGTTTAAATGAATATTATCGTCAATTTCCAAGAACAGAACAACACGCATTTAGAGATGAAGCAAAACAATCATTATTTAATTTAACGAAAATATACGAACAAATAGATTATAATGATGATTTAAAAAACTCTAACGTTTTAACTAGAGGTAGTTTTCAATGGGTCCGTGGAATACAAGATAGTGAAGTTGAATTCTATCCAAATAGAGACGGTAGATTTTTAATTTCTTGGGTACCACCTAAACATCTTCAAAACCGTGTAATAATAAAAAATGGGTTAAAGTATCCAGGTAATGAGCACTGTGGCGCATTTGGTTGTGATAGTTATGATATATCGGGTACCGTAGATGCAAGCAGAGGATCAAATGGGGCACTTCATGGATTAACAAAATTCTCAATGGAAGATGTTCCTCCAAATCATTTTTTCTTAGAATATATTGCAAGACCTCAAACAGCTGAAATATTTTTTGAGGATGTTTTAATGGCTTTAGTATTTTACGGAATGCCAATACTTGCAGAAAATAATAAACCAAGATTACTTTATTATTTAAAAAGAAGAGGATATAGAGGTTTTTCAATGAATAGGCCAGATAAGGTTTGGAATAAATTATCACCAGCTGAAAAAGAAATTGGCGGTATACCAAACTCATCACAAGATATAATGCAAGCACATGCATCGGCGATAGAAACTTATATTGAAAATAATGTAGGTTTTACAGGGGACTCTTACGGATCGATGTACTTTCAAAAAACATTGGAAGATTGGGCTAGATTTAATATAAATAATAGAACAAAACATGATGCCTCTATAAGTTCTGGTTTAGCTATAATGGCTTGCAATAAACATTTATATACTCCAGTTATACCTTATGAAAGACCTAAAACAGAATTAGGATTTAAAAAATATAATAATAGCGGACTAAGTTCACAAATAATACAATAAATGAATTATACTAATAGTAATAGCGTTTTCCCAAGTCAGGTAGTACCAGATGAAGAAAAACAAAGTTTAGAGTATGGCAAGCAAGTAGCTCAAGCAATTGAGTATGAGTGGTTTAATAATAATGGCGGTGCTGGTAGTTCTGGCGGTTTATCCGGAGGCGGAATGCCCGGTGGTAGATGGGGAACTAACTGGCAAAAATATCATAATTTAAGACTATACGCAAGAGGTGAACAACCGGTACAAAAATATAAAGATGAGTTATCAATAAATGGTGATTTATCTTATTTGAATTTAGATTGGAAACCAATACCTGTTATATCTAAATTTGTTGATATAATTGTTAATGGTATTTCTAATAAAGGTTATAAAATTAGAGCTGTAGCACAAGATCCACATTCAGTAATTAAGAAAACACAATACACACAATCTATATTGCGTGATATGATGGCAAAAAAATTATTGAATAAAATACAAGATACTTTTGGCGTTAATTTGTATAATACTCAAAACCCTGAGTCATTACCAGAGGATCAAGAAGAATTAGAAATTAATGTTCAATTAAACTTTAAACAAGCAGTTGAAATTGCAGAAGAAGAAGTAATAAATAATTTTTTAGAACTTAATAAATATGATTTAATAAGTAAAAGATTAAATTATGATTTGACTGTAATTGGTATTGCAGCAACAAAAACAAGTTTTAATAAGTCTAATAGTATTACTATAGATTATGTTGACCCTGCAAATTTAGTTTATTCTTATACCGAGGATCCAAATTTTAGAGATATATATTATGTTGGCGAAGTAAAATCGGTAAGTCTTGAAGAATTAAAAAAACAATTTCCAAATTTGTCATATGAAGACATGAAGGAAATAGAAAAATACCAGGGGAATACAAGTTATGTACGAAATTATAATGGTACTTACCAGGATGGAAATATTGTTCAAGTATTATATTTTGAATATAAAACATATTCTAACCAGGTATTTAAAATAAAACAAACAGAGCAAGGATTAGAAAAAGCTTTAGTTA